ATGTTGATGTGAATATAGCACATCTTACACTATCATTACCAGCAACCCTATTATATGAGTGAATTAATTCATTCCTTTCTATTTTTAATAGTTTAAGTATATCTCTAAGAGCCTCTGATGAACGATTATTAAATTTACCACTACCATCACTATATGAAATATTAGTATCAGCTTGCTTTATCAATTGAGATTTTATAACTTCAATTTGCCCCTGTAATAATATTATACCTTTGTCCATATCATTTGGTACTGGACTTATTATTCCATATACGTCTGCTTTAAATCTATTTCTATAAGGAGTTTGTTGTAATTGATAACATGCCATTTTTATCATTCTACGTAGTTCTTTTATAGTATAGCGATAATTAGCTATGGAACTTGATGTATCCTCTATCATATATCTTAAATCTTCTGTTAAATCTGATGTATTACTTTTAAATGCAGATGTTTGAAAACTTGATGCAGATGCGGTACCATTAAATAATTTAAATTTATACCAATTATCAGATATATCAGAATCTGTATGTAAATACATATAATATTCTGTTGTACTTAATAATGTAACTCTTGTAGCGGATGTAGTTACTTCTGTAAAAACTCCATCTTTAGCGGACGATGTATAAACTGCAATAGAATCATATCCATCGGAAATACTAGTACTTAGGTCGTACATGCTCATATTTACAACATTTGTCAAATCTACCATAATTAATCCGCCTTATTTTTTATTTGAAAGTGAGGGAACCGAAGTTCCCTCAACTCTATAGTAATCACTTTTACGCGATAACTAGTTTTGTAATCCCTCTAGGACGGATTATAATAGGTTTCATAACTCTACTTGCGTATAGTCCTAATACCTTTATTTCTTTATCCCAGTTAGAATAAGCGTCATAAGGTTGAGCTTCACGAAGTTCACCAATAACACCTTTCTTTAATACAATACCAGACCCACTAAGAATCATTACGTTACTAACGTCACCAGTTGCACCGATTGTTTTGTAACAAGCTGTAGACGTTTTAAGGTCTAAACCTGCAATACGTTCGATTAACTCTCCGTTTGCATTGTAATTTTCTGTGTACTGAATTGAATCTCTTAACGCATCTGATAACTTCATATTTGTAGTATCGTTTGCTCCAAGAATAATTGTATCTGCATCAATGTATTCATTAATCATGATTTTATTCTTTGCTAACTGTACGTACTTATATGGGTCAGACGTTGCATAGGTTCCCCATGCTACTGATGCTGTAACCACATTTATTGTTGAATAAGTAGTGGTGTCTAACATAGCGTCAATCATATCCTTTTCTACTGTTAATCTTATTTTGTTCGCTAACAAGTTTGTCTTACGAACTAATAAGTTCACGAATGAATAGATATTACCTGAGCGAAGTGTTTTCGCTGTGATTTCTGATTTAACAAAGTACTCGTAAGCACTGCCTGTCAATACTGAATCATATAGGTCAGCTTGCTCTGCAACTCCACGTTCTCCACGTTTCTTTGCTAGCAAGAATCCATCATTTGAGTCTTCAGTTAACCATCTGAAGTCATCCGTACTAGGTACGACTGGTAATATATCCTCTGCAATAAATTTCCCTTGACCTAGGGTAACTAACAATGCAGTCATATTTTCTGGTTGTAACGCTGCGTGGTTCAACCATTTACTGTAATCTAAAATAGCCATTTAATATTCACCTCCTTCTTATACAAGACCTTGTAATTTTGTTAATACATATCCTGATGCTGTTGCGCTTGTTGCGTATACAACTGTACCGAATCCGCCAGCAAAAGTTGCTTCTCTACCGGTTTTTTGAACTCTACCTGTAACTGCTGATGGGAAAACTGGACTTCCAGCTGGCATAGAGCAATTACTATATTGCCATACATATCCCCCAGTTCTAACTTCGTTGTCAACTGAACCTGCTACTGCAGATGCTGTTGAAATCCCTAATGGACGAGTTGTTCCAGATGCTGTTGACAATTTAATTGTATAATTTGTCGCTGACATCTCAACGAATCCTCCAGGAACTGTTATTGCTGTTGCTGCAATAAACCCTGCCATGTTTTTTACTCCAATATCATATTGGACTAAGTTTCTATTAGCCATGTTTCTAACCTCCTTTTATTTTTATAATACTGTAGGTTTGTCACCATATTGACCTAAATAAATTTCGGCATTTTTTACCATACGTTCATTTTTGTCAAACATTGGATTGTTATGAAGTCCATAAATAGTCTTCAGGTCATCCATCTTTGGGAACCCACTCTCTGTTTTTCCGTCGTCAGGTTCGGCGTTAATTTCACCGGCTGGGACTAAATTCTGGTCGTTTTTGGTTTTATTTTCATCATTGAGTCCTTTTAAATACTCTTTGATTATTTTATCCTTACTTGTTTCTACTTCGTTCTGTTTCTTTTCTAAATCTGTCTTGGCGGACTCAATTTCTTCATCAGTGAGTAATTCTGCATCAGTTTTACCTTCTACAAAAAACTCAAAATCTTCATCAGACATATCTCCAATTCTTTTAATTAGAGCCTCTGATTTCCCTTTTTTATCAATATACTTTGTCATTTGACTTAAACGCTTATCAAGAGTACTTGAATAAATTTTATCTTTACTTGTTTGTAACTCTTTTTTTAATGCATCTAATTCAGATAAACCTTCAGTTTTACCCTCTAATTCGGTAACCTTACTTTCTAATCCTTTTGCTAAAGCTTCTGCTGATGCTTTATCGGATATAAATTTATCTAATTCTTCTTGTGTAATTTCTTTTCCTGCTATTTTTACCATTTCTTTCCTCCTATTTAATTAACTTACTGAATCTTTTATTTAAGTCTCTTAATGACCCATTCTCAGTATTTAATCCATTAATCATTTCATCCTTTTCCAATATTTTGGCATTTAATTCAGCTATTTTAGCTTCATTTTCTGCTTTAATTTGTTCAAGTAGTGCGTCCTTATCTGATAATTTAGTCGAGTAATCATTACCTATTACTTCTTTAATTAAATCATCGTATTTTATTTCTAATGTTGTAGCGTTTTCTTTATCTGCAACCAATAATTGAGTTTTCCATGCTGATGCATTATTACTCAATATTGACAATCCTTCATAAATTGCATCATGAATATTAAACGCATCATCTACTGAAACTTCTGCTTCAATTGATGTAGCCATTTTATCCTGATTCTCTATAATTGTATTGTATGTATCTTTATTTAAATCTTTATATATAAGTGCATCGGCATATGCCCATTCTACACCATTTTCATCTTTATAGATACCTCCACCAATTGTAGTTCCTACCATATTTCTATTACCAGATTTATCTCTATGTTTTGTAGGAATATATTCACCATCTACATACATAACTGGCATATCTTTTAATCCTTGTATAATAGATTCAGCTCCATCTTTAGTAAATGTTACTTTCTTACCTTCATGGTCTGATTTAATACCAATTGGGAACATTGACCATCTTTGAATGTCAACATTCTTACGACCCCTATACTGTGGGTACTTTGACAATAAATCTTCTTTATTTAAATTAACTTGCTTTCCCATTACTCATCATCTCCTTTTTTTGAATTAGATTTTGTTTCTCCACCTTTATCAGAATTCGAAACTTCTTTAGTTTCTCCTCCATTAACAACAGTTTGTTTAAATGTTGCTGGCGCCTCCCATAATTCTTCTTCACTTTCTTGTAAAATTTTACGTTCACGTATTTTATCGGCATCAAGTCCGTATTTTTCTAATACTGTATAAATATCAGGTCCACCTATTGAATATAAGTTAGCTAACTCTTTTAAATAGTTATCTGTAAATATATCAGCCTTATCAAAATTAGGATTTGGTAATGCTTTTAATCTTCCACCATTACGTTGTATAATTTTAGTGGCTAACCATAAATACCAAGCTGCAATATGATTTTGTAAATCTCCTGCATTTTTTTCATAATTCTTTAAATTTAATACCTCAAACTGTGCTGAGTTTGAACTTGAATTTGGGTCTAATAGTATACCAAAATTTGCATAAATATTAAATGTACTTTGTACATATTTAGCTTGGTCTAATAAAACTGTAGTGTCTGGTGTTACAACTGCTATATTATAATTATAAGGTGTTGCAATTACTTCAATCTCATCTTCTAGTCCTTCAAATAACGCTTGAGCTTGCTCAATATCTCCATCGTTTATTAATTCTCCATTATCATCATATGTTGCTGGAGAAGGAGGATTTTTTTCGTCTCCAACTTTAATTTGAATTATTTTATTAATAATAATTTCTAATGTACTAATATCCGCATCAATTAATTTATGACGTAGCGCAATTGACTCCATACTTCTATTAATCATAGGATTTGGGTATAATGTTTGATTATTTGGGGTATATTTATATTTTATAGCATAAGCATTTTTACGAATCATTGCTTTACTACCTTTATCATCCCATTCAGTAAATAGTGTATCAACAGATACATCAGTTGTGGCATTTTCTTTAGTCTGTTTATAAAACTGGTCTGATACACCTAATAGTACATCTTCATCACCAAATACTTTAGTTGATGTTTGTAATTTTACAGCTAATGATGGTAGAATTTGTATTTTCATAGGGAATTCAAATATTCGCTTACCAACTTTAATTTCTCCCCATTCTATATCAACAACAGCCATACCTGTAAGTACCATAGATTTCATAATTTGTTCATTTAACATATTTAATCCGGGTAATGTACTTTTTGAATCAATATTAACCATTTTAGCCCATTGACTCCATACTTCTGCTTCATTCTGATTATTACTTGGTAAATCAAAGTTAATTTTAGTATTTGATGCGTTAACTAATGCGTCAACTAATCCAGCTACTAAATCATCTCTTTGGTATATTGTAAGACATTTTTGTACGTCACCATAGTATCCTGTACTTTGGAATAATCTTACCCATCCCGTATCAGTTAATGTTGGGTCGTTTGATGTAAATAAATTTGCAATACTTCCACGGTAAGCTGCCATAGAATTACTTAACTTACTAATATGTACTTGTGTGGGTTTTAATGCCGATTTTACATCACGTTTTGGTGGGCTTTTAAATAGATTACTTACACTACCAAAAAATGTATTATTAGTTTTAGAAGTATTTACTTTACTTTTTAACTTTTTAACATTTCTTTTATGTGCTTTTCTTTCATCCATAAACTAGAACCTCCGTATTTAACATATATATCCTGCTAATATATGAACTGTTCTAGTAGTATTCTTATTTTTATATCAATTTAATCATAAGATATAGTTAAATATTATATCGAACGTATTATATCATTTATTTTAGTAAGATGATAGTGTATTGTCGATAATGATTTATTTACAATTTCTCTAATTTCTCTAATTGATTTATTTTCAATGTAGCGGAGTTCTGCAATTTCTCTTTGTAAATCATTGAGTCTTCCCATTCTCTCATTAATTATAATCTGTAAAGATTTTCTATCTTCTAAATCTGGGTCTCTTCCATATTCAGATGCTATTTCTCCCAATGTTAAAAAATCATATGGGAAATTATCCAATGTTATTTGGTATGCATCTCCATCTTTACTATAAAATAATGATAGTTCAGATTCCAATATTACACTATTTTCAAAATTTTCTTGACGTTTATCAAAAACCATTATATCTTGCCACCTTCCTTGAACTTTTATTCGGTTTAAATATATTTCTTCCTAATCTAACTGGTTTTGCTCCACCCTTTGCATATCCATATCTAGAAAAACCTTTTTCAATAACCTGCATTATTACTAATGCACAACAACGTAATGCATCCGTTGCGTGGTCATTTATTGAATTTGAATATGTAAATGGATGTAATCTTCTCATACTTGGTGTTTGTGTTTCTGCCATCATTATAGTTACTAAATCATCGAAATCTTCAGCTCCAGAGTCTGTATGCGCTATATGAAACCTACCATCTTCAACAAGTTCAACCATTTTATTAGTTCCTGCAACTTTTTCAGCGTATTTTATCTCTTCATTTACTGGTAATCCTGTTACTTGGTCAACTGTTTCAATTATCCCCATAATTACTGGTCTTGTAAATATTGCAGCGTATGTATACATTTTATTACGTCTATATGTCGCCGGAAATATTTCTTTATCAATTAAATGGTCATATACTTGATGCCCAAATGTCTGAGTATCTAATGAAAAATGTTTACAGTTAAAATAATCTATTAAATAATTCATAGATTTAGCCATATTAAAACTAGCCATATTTTCTATTTCTAATCTATAAACTACATCATAATGTTGTACTTCATCACCAGTTTCTTTATCTTTTACATTGTATGCGCCTAATACTATAACGTGAGAAGGAGAATTAGATGTATATCCCATATCTCCACCAATTATATAAAAATTATATTTTTTCCTTAATAATGGTAAATTCAATTCTTTAAACATTTCGTCAAATGAGTTACCATTATAATGTTTATATCTAAAGTATTCATTTGATATCAATCCATCTACTAACTTACTAGGACGGAATACAGAACTAGCATGGTCTCCCCATCTACCTTCTACTAAGTTCTTCCATTGGGGAGTATGTTTACCTCCATACAGGTCAATATTACGTCGTTCTTTCTCATCATCCCAATCATCGCCATCAAATGTAGCATAACGATAATACATAGCATTTTTATTAGTTACATAATAATATAATACAGAATCTCTAATATCATTTGGTACTCCAGATACAATAATCTTACCACCTTCTTTTAATGCTGGTATTAATTCTTCTAATATTTTCTTTGGAAGTAATTGTGCTTCATCAATAAATAAGAAATCAAAGTGACCTGATACCAATGTACGTGAACCAGTTTTATCTTGTCCAACAATACGAATTTCTATCTTATGTCCATTTTTAAATGTAAAAATACGGTCTTTCTTATCAAATCCTACATATAGTTCACGTGTCAGTGCATCTTTATTAAAGTAATCAGTTAGATTTTGTATAAGTACGTTTGCGTGGCGCGCATTTGGAACAATATAACCAGACCATTTTCTAGGATTAGTTAATGCTGTTGTAAATAGAAGGTGTGTAATTGAACTAGTATTATGACTCACTATTCCTTCAATAACATGTGTATGAGTATTTGGTATTTCTATTCCGTATGTTTTACGCTTACCTATGTTAGTAACACTAACTATTTTAGTATACATTATATTCTTATACATATTTTCATAATCTGTTAATTCATTTAATTTTAAAAATCTTTTAAGTTTATCTTCATCATAAGATTTATAACATTTTTTTAGTTCACAATTATACTTTCGTGATATATGACTACTAAATTTTCTTTTACAATTCAATTCATTATATGTATCTTTATCAATTGGTACTAAATATTTTTGATAATTTAAATCCTTTAAATGGATTGTATTTTCATCAGTAAGTTTAGTAAATATTCCAATTTTTTCATAAAATTGTCTAACATAGTTTGCAGTTATACTCATTTGGTATGCATACTTAAATCCGCCTTTATATTTTACTTTCTTTTTAGTATATGCCGATTTAATACCATATCTTAGTAATAAATATTGAACTTGTTTCATCATTTTTTCAGATACTGTACAATATCCAATAGTATTCCTATAATACCATCCATCACATGCAAATAATCTATTTAATAATAATGCCAGTTTATCATTGGTACACATAAAGTATTTATCTGGTATAAATTTCGTATGTGAATTAGTATCATATAATTCAATATCTTTTACTAATTTTCTAACTAAGTGTTTATCTCTCAACTTAGATGGGTCTTTCTCAATTAATGATATTCTATAATTACCGTTAACATAGTTAGTTGAACTCTGTTTCTTTAGTGTACAATTATATTTTATCAATATATCATTCATTTCATTTATAATATCTTGATTAATATTCGTAAAGTTACATGCTTTTCTACTAATACATCCATCCCCTAATAAATACCCAATTAATTTTAATTCTTCATCATTTACATTCAATTGCATCATAGGCTCTGGTAATTTCTTAGACTGTATTAAATAATCTCCAGGTTTTAAATCCTTTGCAAATTTCCATTTATCATTTGATATCAAAAATGGATGTTCTCCTGTAACTCGTTGTACTAATCCACCTTCTAATTTAATCTCATATACATCTTCAATCCCATTATAAAACTTACTAGCATGTGAATATACCGTCTCATTATCATCGGTGAATGTAAGCGTATCAAATTTATTTGGTAAATCTTCCACCTTACACTGAGTACCATCAATCATAGTTATTAATGAAGACCCGTCTAAACATTTACCAGTACCACGACCTGTAGCTATCACTACCTCATCATAATCGAGTAACCGACTCATCATGTAGTCTAGCTGCGATTTCATAACTGTCCATGATTTTGCACCTTTCTTAACACTACTACGATTATCACGATTAAAATAATTAAAACTGAATGCCGGGTCTGTTAGCATAGCATAGAACATTCTAATTGACCAATTTACTTTATTCATATATTACACCCATAACTCCATCTTTATCCAATATTACATGTGTATCTCCATTGTAATTATATCTATGTTTAATATATCTTAAATCTATAATTATATGGTCTCCCAACTTGAAATTATACTCTGTGTTATCATTAAGTGCAACAACAATTCCAGAACAATTATCCATTTTTACTGGTCTTAAATCAGCTATTATAATACCACTAACTGTTTTTTCTTCCCTATCTGGGTCCATTTTCATAATTATTGTATTCTTTAAAGGTTTTAAATTTCCATTTGTTACTATTTGTCCCTTACGTGCCAGTTCTTCAGATTTTTCTTTATTCTCTATATATTTAGGCTTACTAACTACATCATTATTTTCATACAATTCTTTAAAATTATCATATTCATTATTTAAATCATATTCAATTTCATCCTTATATTTTGCTGAATCATTTAATCCCATTTGTTTTAGAATTGCATCAGCTTGTGCCTGTTCTGATTGTGTTAATTTTTCAGTTAACATTATTTAATTCCTTTAATGTTTTAATAGTATCATATCCACCTCTACATACTATACCATTAATTAATAAGGATGGTACTGATGTTAAATCATAATCTTTAATATACTTGGGTTCATCATTTATATTAACCTCTTTTATCCCTTGTATATTTCTCTGTTTAATGATATTTTTTGCTATTAAACATTGTGGGCATGCATCCTGTGTAAATAATTTTATATCCATTCTTTTCCTTCTTTCTTCCAAATTTTCTGATTTATTGATTGTAATTTCACTCCATAATATTTAATCTCTCCAATTTGAGTTATATCATATTTTCCTGTTTTTATATAATCACAATATTCTTTAATAGAATCAGGTATATCATTAAACATAAATCTAGTAAATAATACAATTGGAGTATTATAAGATTTTAATGTTTTTAATAAATCTATTAATTCTTCATGATTATTAAGTAATGGTTCTCCACCTAGAACCCATACCCACTTTATTAATCCATCGAATTGTTTTAATTTATGTTTAACATTAGATAACCACCATTTATACTCTTTTCCTTGATTATAATCCCATGTCTCTAGACTAAAACATTGTTCACATGCTCCATCACACCCAGATACATATAATTCTAAAGACTGCGTTCCTAAAGTAAATTGCGTTGTAATTATATTAATTGTTGTACCTCTTTTCCAATACCTTTATAAAATTCACGATTTGGATAATCATCTTCACGTCTCACCTTATGCCAGTTTTTAATATTAGTTAAAAATCCAACAACTCTAGTAAAGTTATCTGTAATATCTGCTCCACATATACTACATTTTTCTCCAAGACCTACAGACATATGCCCATTTGAACATCTTTGTAAGTTATAATTAATTGCATGATATACTACTCCACATTTAACAGCTGTATTAATTAAATCTTCAATTAACTTCGGTTGTGATATTCTAGTTTCTACATTTAAATGTACTACAGCTCCACCAGACATTTTAGAATCAAATAATCCTTGAATTTTAATTCTATCTAATAAATCTGCATTTACAGTTAATGGTATAAATTGATTAGAATATAAATCAATTGAATCTTGATATCCTAACAATTTATCTTTCTTAGCTATTTTAATAGCTGAATTCTCCGCAGGAACTTGCTCACAATTGTGAGGGGCTCCATACTTCTTACTAGCTACATCATTTAATGCATTAATTTGATTAATAATATCCGTTACAAACGTTTGTCCTTCTTCTTCAAGAATATCCATTCCCATAAACTTACATGCCTCATTAAATCCAATTGCCCCAGTAGTAGAGTACTGTTTATTAATTAACATGAATCCATAATCATATAATGGTGCTCTACCATCTTCAATACGTTTAGTTAGTATATGACGTTTTACATTATTTATACGTATAGCCAATTCTGCACGATTACGTAGTAATTCAAAGAATTTATCACGATTACCATTCGCCCTAATTGCTAATCTAGGTATATTTAAAGTTACTACACCAAGAGAACCTATTTTAGTACCACCAGCTCCAAATTGATTAAAGTATTCATTTTCAGTATCACTTCTAAGTCTACAGCAACTACTAAGTGTACTAGTCTTACCAGCATACACATAAATAAATCCCCATTCTTGATTTTTCTCTGCAATTAACTTTAAAAACTTAGTATCTAATATGTTTTTATTATCATCAATTGCAAAGCATGCCGTTGTAATAGGGAATGTAACAGATGTACTAGAAAGTGTCTCATTCATTAAATCTATGTACATTATTTGTAGCTTTTTAATCAATTCTTTATCTGGTTTTTCTCCATCTGGAAATACATATTCTTCACACATCTTTGCTAAAAATATATCATCATAAATACTTATATTATAAAATCCAGATTGAATTCCACCTCTAAATGGTTGATTACAACTAAAAATAAAAGATTGTAGTTCTTGTTTAATTTGACTCCATAAGTATGCCTTTGGTACAGTTGGATTATCAACAAACATTTTATTAACATAATAACTTGCAACTATAAGCATATCAGCCAACCCAACCGCTCCTAATGTTGAATTACTTGCATATACTGTAAAGTGAATTAATTGTCCAATAAATGAACTAAGATGTTTTGGAGGTTTTGATTCTATTTTTGTTACAAATGGAAGCCCTTGTGTCATGATATCATATGTACTAAAATTAAAACAATTATGCTGTTTAAGTCCTTGTGATTGAAATGTACCAGTTTCTGTTGTAACATCATATACAAATTCCACATCTTCTTCAAATACTTCAATACAATGTAATTTATTTGTCTCAAATCTACCATCTTTTTTTACAGATTTATAAACTACATCTATATTATCTCTAATTTTTTCAGATAAATTTATATATTCTCTATCATCTAATCTAATAGTCATTCTATAAATTTGATTGTTAGATTTAAAACCTTTTTCTGAATTAAAAACACCAGCAAATGATGTTCTTAATTTTCCTGCATTAGTTATTCTTAATAATTCACCAAGCTGCTGAATACATTCAAATGAAATCATTCTAACACATACACTACCATTAGGATTTATATTCGCTTCTGCATCAATTAATCCAGCTATTAGTGACTTTATAGCAGAAATATTCCATGTTAATATATCAATAGGAAGTTTTTTATTTTTACTACCAAATCCGATGCCCATATTAATATATTCTAATACATCTTTTTTATATCCAAATCTTACTCCACTTCTATCTTCTCTACATACTCGCACATTAGGATATATATCATTAAGATATTTAAATATTTTAGTGGATTCGATATTATTCTGACGAATTTCAATTTCTCCACCTATAATTTTATGATGTATATTATATTCAGGGTGTATCCATCCATCTCCTATCACATATCCTATAATATATGCCAATTTATCATCAATTTTTCTAGTCTCTTTCAATTCTATATTATCTGAAATTTTTAATGTATCATTCAATGTTAAATCTTTAGCAAGTTTTTCACCATTATCAGTTATAACTGGATGGTCTTCTGTAACTATAGTGCAATATCCATTTTTAGTCTCTAATTTAATTAAACTATTATGAATTTTATGGCGTAAAATTAGTTTAAGTTTTACAAATTTATTACCATCCAATATCTCAATATTATTTAATTTTATAACTTCTCTATCTGGTAATTCTTCAATAAATTCTTCATATTCATTAAAAAGTTCTTTCATAGTAGTATAAATTATTTCATCATTACGTTTAATAACTATAACAGTTTTTTCATAATATGAATATGGAGAATTAACTCCATGAAGGTCGTTTACATATATTTCACCAGTTAATTGACGTTCAAAAAAATCATTAGCCACTTCTGTACTATATATTCTACGAAGATATTTCCATATTAAATAAATTGAATTAAGTCTAAAATATGGTTTTGGAAGTTCTGATTCATATGCCTTACTGTTTGTTCGTCAACATTAGAATTTGTATCAACACTAACGTCAGCAACTGATTTACTTAAAAAGAAATTTCTACTAAATTTACCAATATCTAATTGTTCCCCTATTCCTTCTAAATTAAAAAGTTCCTTGGGATGTTTACTTTTTAAGTACATGTACTGGTCGACGAATTCATCGTCATATGATATCTTTATATACATTTTTTCCTCCTATATTGTTGTAGAGCCAGTTTCAATCATTGATGATTCTAATTGCCTCATATGTTCAACCACATATGTTTTAGCTACTGAATTATCATCTAATTCTGCTCTTATTGCGCCAGAAAATGTTTTAATAGTTTTCATATCTAGCTTTCCATCTATATTTATATTAGATTCAATCTCATCTAATTTTTCTAATATCCATGTCTTAAATGTTGGAAAATTTGTTTTAAATATAACTCTATTATTACATTCTTTACAAATTCCAATACCCATATATTCCTGCTCATGTTCATGTAAATATTGTAACATATTTCCAAATTTTGTAGTTATAATATTTCCAGACTGTGAATCAACTCTATCTTTTAAATCTTCCAATACTCTAACAGTTTTGTTAATCTGGTCTCCCAATTTAATATCAATCTCTTTAATACCTTTACGTTCATGGTAAGGAGTTTCTTCATCACTAACACTCTCAGAATTACGAAATAAATCTAATTTAGCTTGTAATATTCCACTGATTAATACATTAAATTCTGGTACATTATTTCCATAGTGTGAAAAATAACTATATACTTCTTGTACATACTTTGCCTCATTTTTATCACGAGTAAATATACGTACTCCCGGAGGGAATGTAGTTCTAAAATTATATATATTATTTTTATTATATATTAGATTTAATTCTTCAGTAAGGTCAATACTTTCAGTATGTTCAGTATTTTCACGTATGTCTAGTTCACCAGACTTTTCATTTGCTCGTATACGTTTCGCCTTTTCAAAATCAATTCCCTGTTCAGTAATTTTATGACAGTGTATACACATTTTCCATTTATTCCAAGCTGAAATATTTACAGCTTCTCCACATATTGGGCATTTATTTCTTTCCTTGCCATCTACGATAACTTTTTGTAATTTTTTCATATATTTCCTTTCAAATCCATACTAGTATAGTATAGTAGTAATAAATAATAATTAGTAAATACTACGTATTTACGTAAATATGTAAACATATTTACCGTATACTTACTAGTATATATATTATACACTGTATTAATAGTATACCACATATTTCCTTTTTTGTCAAGTACTATTTTACACTTGACAAATATTAAAAAGTGTGCTATACTATATATAAAGAGAGGATAAATATGATAAACACAGAATTGAATATAAAAGAAAAAGAATTAAAAGACACACTACATGCTGAATTTAAAGTTCCTGATTATCCGTTCCTAGACACGTTGAATAATCAATTAATTGGACATACGTCAGAGTGTAAACATTGTTTCCAATGTGGATATATTAAAGCATTATGTACAAATACTAAAAATCCTAGTAAATTTTGTTTTTGGGGATGGTACACTGCTGGACTTCTTCCAGATTCACTCTGTCCATTCGTAGAGATTAACCCAAAATGGAAATCTGCTAGTACAAATTACTTTATAAATCGTAAATTACTTGTTGACAACATGATAGAAAATAAAGAAGTAAATGAGAATAAGGAAATACCAAATGAAGCATTAAGATTGGATGGGGCTGGAGAATATATATACAAACCTGTTAATATATTCCTACTTGGTGGAGATGAAACGGCTACAATTGAAAAAATAAAAGAACAATGGCCATGGTTAGATGGTGGAGTTGGGAAACCTATTTACAAAATTAGATGTGATGAAAATGAAGATATTGAAAATGTAAGAGAAGATTTACGTAATAGAATATCATCTGTACCAAATGTAGGAATTGTTCCATCTATGATACTCAAATGGAAAGAATTACCAGATGTATATTATCAAGAAGTAATGAAAATTATTAGTGATTATGAATCAGTACAAACTGTAAATGTTGCAACTAGACTAGTACACTCTGAAGATATTCAGATTAATGAATTTACAAATATGGCATGGTTAAACCATTCTAAATGGGCATATGATTTAGTAGATGCATTTAAAGATAAAACTATTTTATGTATAGCCGGGGGACCAACACTTAAAAAACATTTAAAAACTATTAAAGACAATCAGGATAAATTTGTAATATTGGCAGTTAGTACTGTAGCAGAGTTGTTGTTTAAAGAAGGAATTACCCCACACATTATAGGCACAATTGATATGAAATCTCTTAATAAATTATATTTAGAAGCTTTAACTAAAGAGCAAATGGATAGTTCACATTTATTATTTGAAATAGATACACACCATAAAGTAGTAGATGCATATACTGGCCCTAAAATAATGATGGTGGCAGATATTAATCGTGCACCAGGAACTATGTGTATGACAAAAGAATTAAATTTAGGATTTGATTTTCCTAAATCTGGAACTGTATCAAATATGATATATAATTTTGCTAGAATGTTAGGACCTAAACAGATTATACTAGCTGGATATGACCTATGTTATACAGGTTCTAATAGTCATATTGATGGTGTACGTACTGGAGAAGGACTTCAAGTAATTCAAAATCAAAATGGTAATTTTATACAATTTGGTAATTCCAATTCAGTAGAACAAGCAATACCAGTTGAAACTTGGGCAAAAAATGAAGATGGCACAAATAAAGTCGCATGGACCACAAAAGCATATTATACGTACCTAGTTGAAATTCAACTTCGTATTCGTGATGCTAAAATCCCAACATATGATATTGATGAAGATTCTACTAAAAAAGAATTAGCAGAGTTAATTAACTTTGAAGAATTGGTAGCTAAATTACCAGTTATGGATATCAATCCACATGATGTAATCAAAGCTATGCCAACTAAAAAATTACGTAATAATACTGTTAAACATTTACTACGTAATCCATTAAAGGGAGATAATAAGGCAGATATACGTTATAATCATGTTACTAAATTAGTATATTTTATGAAACAATATAATATGTATCCATTATTAAAATTTGGTAATGTAATGCATGATTTTGAAATGTTGGTAATAAATGCAACCAAGGGAGCATTAGAAAAAATAGTTAACACTGCAGAGGAAAAATGGAGAAAGTTAAACGAGGAGGAACAAAATGGATGAAATTAAAGAATTAGAACATGTTGTACAAACGGATGAAAAAATAGATGATGTAAAAATAGTAGAGCGTCCTATATCATTTTTAAATGCTAGACTTGAAGGTGAATCATTTGAAGATTATAAATTACGTCGTATTCAGATTAGAAAATTTTTAAGACAGCGTAAATTCTTTCAGAGTCATACTGATAAAAATAGAGCAGCACGTAGAAAACGTAGCCCATTAAGACTTACAAGCCAACTAAAACATGTACGTAATAAGTGGATGGTAGGAATTACAGATGTAAGTTATGCAGTGAAGCATAAAATACCACTACATTACTTCTTGAGAGTTGCTAAGATGGGACTAGACATTAATCGTCTACGTACTATGGGTGACCAAATTAGTGATGAGATAAGGAAAGAACAAGATGGAAATATATCTAATACAGTCTCTGAATGACCTGCAACTTGCAGCAGATGATATGCTAAATCATACCGAGTTTGAAATACGTATGCCAAATTTGATGCAACAATTATATTTAACTCGAGAAGAACTTAATGATATTACATACCAGATGGATGAAATAATTCAAAACGCTACATGCGAGGGATATGATTATCATGAATGGTATGACTATCACTTAAATGAAACAGTTTACGAATTTACTAAGGAGGATTAGAATGGAATACATAGCAGAAGTAGGGTCTAACTGGAGAACCTCAAAAGATTATAAGAAATGTTGGATTGAACTAAAAGAGTTTATAACTGAACTAGCGCACACTGGAGTACACTACGTTAAATTTCAAGCTTGGAATACTCCTAAGTTCATTCACCCAGAACATCCTGATTACAATCAGTTTGTAAAGTATGAATTACCAAGTGACTGGTATGGTCAGATAATTAAGTTATGTGAAGAACTAAAGGTAGAACTAATGATGTCAGTATTTGATGCAGATACTGCAAACGAATTACATGACTTAGGATTAGCCCATTGGAAAATCGCTAGTGGAGAAGTAACTAATCTTGAACTGATAGAACATATAGCTCGCTTTAATCAACCTATGTATCTTAGTACTGGTAATGCAAATAGTTACGAGATACGTCGTGCAGTTGACACCATTCGTGCATTCAACGTATGCCCATTAACGATATTCCATTGCATCAGTAAGTATCCTACTAAATTAAATGAAATAGGATTAAATCACATCCTTGAATTAAATGATACATATGAGTATTGTGATATAGGATGGAGTAACCACGTAGCCCCAGACCAAGCAACAATAGCCGGAGCTGCGGCTGTAGCATGTGGAGTTGACGTAATTGAAACACACGTACGTCCTGATAACGTAGATTCACCAGATTCAGCATTCGCTATGACAACTAGTGAATTGATTGCATACATGCGTACATTAGAATCAATTGACTTTGATGACCCAGTAGTAGACGAACATGAACTACTATGGTCACGTCGTGGAGACGACGGACTTCGTCCATGGATTAATTGGGAGGTACGTACTACAGAAGAACTAAAAGACCAAACTATTGGTGGATGGCCTATACCTCAAAAATTAAAAGTAATATCAGAGCATAAATTAGTAATTAGGGGGAATAGTGATGAACAGACTACCATCGAAGTTTGAAGTAGAAGTATTATCCAAACACGACATTAAGTGGAGCCAAGACAGGTACTACCATGTAGAAGAACTGTATGGTGTACGTGCAGGTGGCCCAGGTGTGTACACTGAGCAGTCAGAGTATGCTATTGTAGGGATAGCGTTAGAAGTATTAACTAAACTTGATGTATCAACTGGAATCGTTAAAAGAACCAATGAGTATGGATTAATTAGGTATAAAGAACCCCATATATACGTTAAGGATGAAGACTTCTGCACATGTGTGTTCAAAGCAGTAGAGGAGATATGGAAGTAAATAATGGGAAACTATAATTGGGAATCAGACTTAGTTGAAGGTAATCAAGCCGAACAACAATTTGCAGCCCTACTACAATTACGTAAACCCGGTAAGCAGCCTGAGTTCTGTACAGACAATAGTTGGGATATAAAGTATGGAGAACTTACATTTGAATGTAAGGCTGACGCCAAAAGTGAATTAACTGGTAATGTAATCATAGAGATTGAATTCAATGGCAAACCTAGTGGTATATTGGTCAGTAAGTCTAAGTATTGGGCAGTCCGTGCACTCAATCGTTGGAATGTAGCATTCACTGAAGTAGTTCGTCATCATATGGAAGATTATCCTATAGTTAAGTGTGGGGATGGACGTAAGGGTAAAGGGCACTTGATGCCATATCCAGATTATAGAGATTTATGTGATGTAGTATTTACATTAGATGGAAGGACACTACCACCAGTATGAAGATATTTATATATAAATGTTGTGAGTGTGGCATTGAAAATGAGGTAACTCAAAATATAACTGATGAAACAATAGTAATGTGTCCCAAATGTCAAAACAAGATGTACCGCACCATAGGTATCAGTCATTTCATTCATGGGTATTAATACATTGCGTATATTCTAACCCCTAGTTGTAAAATACTGTGGCGGCCCGGAAGTAATTATTAGTAGTGGTTCTCCAAATTTTGATTCTATAGAATTTTAGGGGGGGGGGGCTTGGTTGAACTTGT